AATTTAATCTTCATACTATTAAAACTATATTTTATCTTTTTTGTTACAAACTATCTTATATCTATGCTAAAGTTCTTCATTAAATTATCTTCAATTCCGTAACAAGTTAAGTCAATATGCTCATCGTGTTTGGCATTTGGAAACATTGCAATTTGATTTAAAAATGCTTCATTCCAAGAACCTTTTACAAGTTTAACACGTCCACCCTCGATATATGGAGAAGCCATACGAGCGCACTCTATTTTTGACATATTAACAAAGTCGCTTTTTATTTCAGCTATATTTAACCTTGTTTGCTCTCTTATTAATTGAGCAATACTTTTACCACTTGCTTTAGGCTCTACTTTCAAAAGATTAATTTTTAAACCTGTTGCTTTTATATGTTCAGGTATAAACTTTATTAATTCTGGCAATTCCATATACTTATCAATAGAAGAATAAATATAATAATTGTTATTATGCTTTGCTCCTATTTGTATACCTGTTGGGTCGTTTAATGTATTCTTAGTATAAGCACCATCGATATAAACTTTCCAATCTAAAGTGGGTAATGTTTTAAAATCTACTATCTCAAACCATTCTTTTTTCCATTCTCCACCCTCGTCTGGTGCAGGCGTTTGCATATACTGACCTGCAAAGTTATAACTATTAGCTTGTCTTATTTGTTCGAGTTCTTCAAATGTATGTTTTTCGGGGTATAAAGGGTTGTTATTTTCATCTAAAGCAGGTAAGCACAAATGAACCCAATCTTCCCCACTTCCACCGTTTAATAAATAGCCACTCATATCGTCCTCGTGTAATCTTTGCATAATAACTATAACAGGAGTATCTCTACTGTTGACACGTGAACGGATTGTGTTGTTGTACCTTTCGTTTACTGCTTTTCTTTTTACTTCACTACTTGCATCATCTGGCTTTAAAGGGTCATCAATTATAATAGCACCGCTAAACTCTTTACTATCTGAAACACCAGCACCAAAACCTGTAATAGCTCCACCACTTGCGGTAGCATAAACACCTCCGCCACTTTCATTAAACCATTTCTTTTTCCCTTGTGCATCTTTCTTTAACTTCATAGTCCAAAGTCTTTGAAACGCATCACTTTCGATATATTCCTTTGTTTGACTTGAATTGTCAAGTGCCAAATCATCTGAATAAGATAGGTGTATAAATTTACTTGATGGATTTTTGGCTAAAGACCACGCAATAAAGTTTTTAACAGCTAATTCTGTTTTTCCGTAACGAGGTGGTATGTTTATAATTAGCCTTTTTATTTTACCATTAACAACATCTTGCAAAGCGTTGGCTATTTTAACGAAGTGAGGCGCAGTATTGAAATTGCGCCTGTGATTTTCTTTGTAAATGTATCGTGTGAAAAAAAGTAAGTCATTTTCACACATTACTTTTAAAACCTTTTCTTCGTTAGTAAGCATTGTTTAATGAGTTCTTAATTATCTCTACTTCTTCTTTTGTTAGCTCTCCTGCTTCAAAGTTTCTATTTATGTTTTCAATAGTTTCTTTTGGCTTTCCGTATCTATATTCAAGGTACAACTTAATAGCATTAAAATTACCGTCTTTGATAAGTACTTTTAAAGACTTAATAACATCGTCGCTTTCAATTATATTGTCTAAACGCTCGATTATTTTTAGTTCTTCGTCTTTGCTCTTTCTACCTGCGCCTTTTCTTGCGCCTCCTCTTTTATTTTCCATTTTGTTTAATATCTATGAATTAATTATAACAGCAACCCAAGACAAAACGCAAACAACACCAGAAATAATTAAACCTATGATTTTTAAATTTTGTTTTTCCATTTGAAAAAATTTGTTTATTCAATTATAAAACCAAATATCAAATATAGTTTTAACAGTTAAAAATATTAATATAGTTTTGGCTTCGTTTTCTTTTTTACTTTTTTTAAAGTACACTAAATACAAAAATTTAAATAATAATAATAGCGACACAAAAAAAGATAATTTCAAAGCCATTACTCACATTCTATTTTAACGTGATAAAATCCGTTATAATGTATTGTTAAGTTTTCATCGTCGCAGTCAAGGTCTGGCATAGGTACTGTGCTATGATATTGATAAGTAATATCTCCCGGACTTAAAGTGTATCTAACCTCTTGACAGTCGCATACAGTTTCTACTTCGTCGCTTGAACAACTTGCACTCATTAATAAAGATGCAAATGCTAATAATAATAAAATTTTAATTGTTTTCATAATTTAATTGTTTTTAGTTAATTTTCGTATGTATTATAAACTACATCCAATTTATCAATCATAGTACCTATTGTTCTTGCTGTTCCGCTACAAGCAAAACAAGACGGTTTCCAATAAGGCAAGTTGAATATATTAGAATATAGTTCGCAAATCATTAATATTTGTTCGTGGCTTATTCTAATAGTTCTAACTTCTTTAAATAGTTTCCAAGTGTCGTGTTGTTCTTTAGTAAAACAATTAGCTTTATTTTTAATAGGAAATAGTTTATTTAATTTCTCTTTTCGTTTATCACAACCGCAATCTTTACCCTCTGGAGTGAACGCTTCAACTACTGTTTTAATACCTGTTGCTTCTGTAATGTTTTCTATTACATCTCCAAGCCCTTTTGGTTTTCTTTTACCTCTTGTTTGCTTTGCCATATTCAATATAATTTTTAAATGCTATTGCTATTTCTTTTGGTATTTCGTATTTCTCATCATATTTAAAAAATTTTGATTTAGAAATAAAAACTATTTCTTTTGTTTTTTCGTCTATTAAACTAATGCTTGCCATACTTCTTTTTTACGTTTAATATTACACGTCTTGCAAATTGATAATTAATATTATAAGTTCTTTGTATCTCGTGAAAGCTCATTGTTTCATTAAGCCTTAATAGTTCACGTTCAACAAATGTAAGATTATTTAATATATTAACTTCTTCATCATTTAATTCATATTTACTATTATTATCTTCTAAATAAAATAAAGTTTCAGTACTTACTTTTTTATTATTTTCTTTGCAATAGTCAAGAAATAGATTTTTAATTGTTATAATAATATAATAATCGTTTGCATCTAAATCTCTTTTTTGTGATACTTCATAAACTTTTAAATACATATCTTGTACCAAGTCTTTTGCAAGGTCTTTATCTTTGCAAATGTTGTATGCTATACTACGCCAATATTTATCTTTTTTAGATAGTTCTTTTAGTATCATTAATTTAAACTTATTGCTGTGAAATATTTTTTAATAGTCTTGTACAAATTCTTATTATATTCTAATTCATATATTTGTCCACCTATAACAATTGAAATTAAATCTTCTTCCCCCATATAAAAAGCATTTACACTTTCAATGTTAAAATAAAAATCTATAAAAGTAGTATCTTCAAACTCTAAACCGTAAACTTTCAATTTACCTTGCAAAATATATGGTGTTGTCATATAATTAAAACTAAAAAATTAATATTTTGTTACAAATATAGTCAAACCTACAAAATTAAAACGACATTTATAAGTTAAATTATAATTATTTTAAACGTCTTTTAAGTAACTATCTATTAATTTGCATATACTTACTACATCCCAAGCAAATAGTGCTTTATATCCAAGTAAATTAAGTTTATCAATTGCTTTCTGTTGTTCTTCTAAATGGTCATTCTTTAATAACGTTCCGTCTTTTTTATAAGGACTTTTAATTTTAAGCTCAATCAACAAACCTTTGTAGTCTTTGTTAGGTTGAAGTATTAACAAGTCAGGGCAAGCAAAACCATATTTTTGTATTGCTTTATTCCTTGCGGCTTGTAACATTGTAAGCTTAACATTTCCAATTGTATCGGATAAAAATAATACATCTGGATAACGTAGGCTCAAATACCTACAAACTTCCTTTTGTAACTGATATTCTAAATGCTTCATAAACAAATATACAAATTAAAAAGGACAATTTGATATTTCTTGTCCGTAAACTTCATTAACCCTATATATTAATTTATAAAGAGTTTCTTTTTTCAAATAGCCATTATTGTATCTGTACGCTTGTCGTGGCTCGTAATAACTTAATTTCCTTAAACTTTTTGTTCTTTTACCACTAAAATAAGGTAACACCCATATATTTTTATTATCGTCTACCACTAAATGTGGGTAGTTTTTAAAACGATATAATATATTGATTTTCATAATGTTGCCTTAATTAGTAGCGGGTATTAAGTAGTT